CACGCGGTGCAATCCAGAAGGCCAAGGCGACAGGACGGCTGGTGTTGCATGACGATGGCAGCATCGATGCGGTTGCAAGCGATGCCTTGCGTGCTGAGGCAACCGACCCATCCAAAACCCGCAAGAAGCCGCAGCCAAGACGCAAGCCTGTGCCGGAGGCTGCGGTGTCGGCAGTCGGTGACACTCTGAAGGAACAGGGGCTTGAGGCTCCGGCAAATAGTGGTGGCACCACCTTTTTGCAGGCCAAGACGGCGAATGAGGTGCTGAAAGCGCAGGAACGTCGTCTGCGGCTGCAAAAGCTGAAAGGCGAGTTGATCGACCGGGCCCGCGCGCTGTCGCTGGTGTTTCGTTTGGCGAGGCAGGAGCGCGATGTCTGGGTCAACTGGCCCGCGCGGGCGGCCGCGTTGATGGCGGCCGATTTGGGCGTTGAGCCCGCCGCATTGCAGAAAGTTTTGGAAAAACATGTCCGTGCTCAGCTCGACGATCTTGCCGAGGTCAAACCTGATCTCCGATGATGCGGACGATATGCCGGATTTCGATGGCGCGGCAGAAATCCTGCGTGCCTGGGGCGCGGGTCTCACGCCGGATGCGGACCTGACCGTGTCGCAATGGGCGGACCGACATCGGATGCTTTCGGGCCGCGCGTCGGCGGAACCTGGTCGGTATCGCACAGCGCGCACGCCCTATATGGCCGAGATCATGGACAGGCTTTCGCCTGGCGACCGGGCACAGCGGATCGTGTTCATGAAGGCGGCGCAGGTTGGCGCGACGGAAGCGGGCAACAACTGGATCGGCTTTGCGATCCATCAGGCGCCGGGGCCGATGCTCGCGGTCCAGCCGACCGTGGAACTGGCTAAGCGGAACTCAAGGCAACGGATAGATCCGCTGATTGATGAGAGCCCGGAGCTCCGCGAGAGGGTCAAGCCGGCGCGATCTCGTGACGCGGGCAATACGATGCTGTCCAAGGAATTCGCGGGCGGTATCCTGATCATGACCGGGGCAAACTCGGCCGTAGGGCTGCGCTCGACCCCGGCGCGCTACATTTTTCTCGACGAGGTCGATGCCTATCCGGCGTCCGCCGACGATGAGGGTGATCCGGTTACGCTGGCGGAAGCGCGTTCGCTGACCTTCGCCCACCGGCGCAAGGTGTTCTTGGTCTCAACCCCGACGATACGGGGGATGAGCCGGATTGAACGGGACTATGAGGCCAGTGATCAGCGCCGGTTTTTTGTCCCATGCCCGCATTGTGGCGCGATGCAGTGGCTCAAATTTGAACGGCTGCGCTGGCAGAAGGGGCAGCCGGAAACAGTGGAATATCACTGCGAGGGCTGCGAGGCGTCTATCGCGGAGCATCACAAGACGGCGATGCTGGAGGCTGGCGAATGGCGGGCAACCGCCACGGCGGCGGATCCAAATACCGTCGGCTATCACCTCTCGGCGCTCTATTCGCCCATCGGCTGGCTGAGCTGGGAACGGATTGTGCGGGCCTGGGACGCGGCTCAAGGGTCGGATGAGGCGATCAAGGCGTTTCGCAACACGATCCTTGGCGAAACGTGGGTCGAAACTGGCGAAGCGCCGGACTGGCAGCGTTTGGCGGACCAGCGCGAGACTTTGGAAGGAAGCATTGTTCCAGAGCGGGGCTTGTTCCTGACTGCCGGGGCGGACGTCCAAAAGGATCGGATCGAGGTCGATGTCTGGGCATGGGGCCGCGGGCTCGAAAGCTGGCTCGTCGATCACATTGTTATCGAAGGTGGGCCCAGCGACACTGCATGCTGGCAGCAGTTGACCAATTTGCTCGGCCAGACATGGGAGCATGCCTCCGGTAATCCGATGACCTTGGCCCGCCTCGCCATCGACACCGGCTACGAGACCAGCGCGGTATATGCTTGGTCGCGACAAGTCGGCTTCGCGCAGGTGGCCCCGGTCAAAGGCGTCGAAGGCTTCAATCGCGCGAGCCCGGTCACCGGCCCGACGTATGTGGACGCGACCGTCGCGGGCAAACGGCTACGGCGCGGAGCGCGGCTCTGGACCGTCGCCACCTCTACCTTCAAGACTGAAACCTATCGCTATTTGCGGCAGGACCGACCGACTAGGGAGGACATCGAGGCTGGGCATCCTTGCCCGCCTGGAACCATCCATCTACCAAAATGGGTGGACGGCGAGTGGTTGAAGCAATTCACCGCCGAACAACTTATCACGGTGCGTACCAAACGCGGCTTTGCTCGGCTTGAATGGCAGAAGCTGCGCGAACGCAATGAAGCTTTGGATTGTCGCGTCTATGCCCGTGCAGCCGCTTGGATATTGGGGGCTGACCGTTGGTCTGATGCGCGGTGGGCCGATCTGGAAGCACAGGTCGGAATCACAGCAGAGGATATGGCTGAGGACGGGGCGGGAAGCACCATGTCCTCTTCTCGTCGTGCAGGACAACAGCGGCGCACTGTACGGTCCAGTTACATGAGGTAAGCGATGCCGACAATCACAGAACTGCGCGCGCGCCGCGAGGCGCTCACGGCACAGCGATCCTCCGGCGTCGCTCGGGTCAGCTATGACGGCAAGACGGTGGACTATCGTAGCGTCGCCGAAATCGACCGGGCCATTGAAACGCTGGACCGTGAGATCGCTGCGGCTGAAGGACGGCGGATCGTGCGGCAGGTCTGCGTGACAACGGCCAAGGGGCTCTAACAAAAATGGGAATGTTCGACCTGTTCCGCCGCCGGGCCACCGGCGGTCCTGACGCTATGCGCGCCCGTCTAGAGGGAGCGATGGCCAAGCGCCGCCTGCGCGGTTGGAACCCGCCGCTCGAGAACATAAACGCGCTGGTTGCTTCTGGTGGCCCAAAGCTCCTGGCGCGCTCGCGGGAACTGGTCGTCACCAACGGCTACGCGGCGAACGCCTGTGAGGCCTTTGCCGCGAACCTCGTCGGCGATGGCATCAAGCCGTCGTCGCTCATCGCTGACGCGGCGCTGCGCGACCAGGTTCAGAAGCTCTGGCTCGCCTGGACGGATGAGGCGGATGCCGATGGGCTGACCGATTTCTACGGCTTGCAGGCCATGGTCGCTCGCGAGATGTTTGTCGCGGGCGAGTGTTTCGTGCGGATGAGGCCACGGCGGGCGGAGGATGGATTGCTGGTGCCGCTGCAGTTGCAGCTTCTGCAGTCGGAGATGCTGCCTTTCGAGAAGATCGAGACGGATCCGAACGGCAATCGCATCCGCTGCGGGATCGAATTCGACCTGATTGGGCGGCGGGTGGCCTATCACTTTCGCCGCCGCCATCCGGGCGACAGCACCGATCAGCGGGTGGCAGTGCCCGAAACGGTACGCGTGCCGGCCGACGAGGTGCTGCACATCTACCGCCCCATTGATGCGGGCCAGATCCGGGGCCTGCCACATATCGCCCCGGCCATGGTGCGCCTCTTTTTGCTGGACCAATATGATGACGCCGAGCTTGACCGCAAAAAGACGGCTGCAATGTTCGCGGGATTCATCACCAAGACCGCGCCTGAAGATCCGATGATGGGCGAAGGCGAAGCCGATCTTGATGGCGCCGCACTCGCCAGCCTTGAGCCTGGCACGATGCAGGTTCTGCTGCCGGGTGAGGATGTGAAGTTCTCGAGCCCGGCTGATGTTGGCGGCGGGTATGAGGCATTCCAGTACCGCACGTTGCTCGCGGTCTCGGCCTCGCTGGGGCTGCCCTATCACCTTGTCACCGGCGATGTCCGGCAGGCGAACTACTCAAGCCTTCGGGCCGAACTGGTCGAGTTCCGGCGGCGCATCGGTCAGTTGCAGCACGGAGTCATTGCCCATCAGCTTTGTCGCCCAATCTGGCGGCGTTGGCTGGAAACAGCCGTGCTCTCGGGCGCGTTGGAGGCAGATCCGGTTATTGCGTGGCCTGTGCAATGGATCCCGCCGCGTTGGGACTGGGTCGATCCGCTCAAAGATATTCAGGCGCAGGTGCTGGCGATGGACGCAGGCCTCACGTCACGCCGTAAGGTTGTCGAGGCGACGGGCTACGACATTGAAGAGGTCGATCGGGAAAATGCGTCGGACGCGAAACGTGCGGGAGATCTCGGCCTGACCTATCGCGCCAGCTCTGGCGAAACGCAGGG